AGGAAGTTGTAGTCTGTACCGGTGTCTTTGGTATCGCAGATTGCCAATATAGAATCCGGTTCTCTGTCCGGCAGTCCTCCGATATATCTCTGTAATTCTGTTGGATGATACAGAATACCCTCTCTCTCAATCGGATCGCTCTTGTACAGGCAGCGATATGATACATCATCCATCGACATTTCCATATCGTGGAAGTATTTCTCATCAAATCCAACATCGTAATCGTAATCAAAATTGCTTTTTCCGGTCTGAGGATCAATGTCTGGAACAGCAATGAACTCTGCCCTCGGATTTCCCTCATACATTCTTTCAAGCCGGCCAATAACATCATGCACGCTCCACCGGGTTGCAATGTGGATCTCTTTTGCTTTCTTCTTTTTACGAGATTTAAGGTCTGTGGTGTACTCTCCGTACAGCTTATCCAGACGATCAATAGACAAAGCCTCTTCGATACCGGAAACCAAATCATCCACATACAGAAATCCCTCACAACGGGTAACACCGGTAAGGGAGCCTCTGATCGGTCTGCAGGTCAGTGTCTTAAACGGCTGCCATCTTCCAAGGTTTATTGTCTCTTCTTTTGCGTTGTTTCCCTCAAATACAATGTCCGGGAACACATCGCTCCAACAATATTCATTACTGGTAATTATGTTGAGAACAGCATCATAGAACATTCTCGTCATAAATCCAGAATGGGAGGACATAAGGTTTGGTGTGTTTGGGTAATGCCCCATTACAAACGATATAAAAAACTCTCCCAGTGTGGTCTTGCCGGTGCCAGGAGGCATTGATATTGATAGAATATCCAACTCATCATCAATAAGCCTCTGCATCTTCTGTACAAGCCAATAAATCTTATTTCTTCGTGGCTGATAGTATCTGTCCTCTGGATCTCTATTTTTTTCCACATAAAGCAGATAAGAGTCAAAATCCTTATGTTCCTGTGCCAAGAACAAAAGAGCCTTATTGTACAAATCGTAGTATTTAATATCTCCTGTCGCACATAGTCTCAGGGCAAGGAATCTGACCTTATTCGCTAATTTCCGTGAAAGTTCTTTATCTTCCCGGATAACCTCATTTGCCATTCCGAGTAAGGACAGAAGATTGTCATAGTCACTCAGATTGCTTTTCAGAAGCCTTACGATAATCTCTTTATTCGATAGTTCGTGTTGAGCCATGAAAATTCATCCTTTCTCACGGCTCTACACGGCTCTGTAATATTTAAGGTTTTACCACATTCACTGACGCACGGATTGTAATGCCACGGCGCGCCGGATTTTCGTTTGTTTCAAATTTGATAAAACCCTCGTCGGCAAGTTTTAACCCTATTCCGCTCGCTAATTTTTTATGAACATATTCTGTTGCGCCATCGCGTCCTGCATTGAATATATCCATCTCCATGCACTCGGCATATCTTTCTATCGGTCTTTCATCATACCTCACTTGAAACAGAGGTTCTTCTATCTGCGGCTGTGGTCGTGTTCTCCGTTCCGGTCTCTTTCTCCAATGTGGTCTGTTTGCCGCCCGTCTCTGTCTGTGCATCTTTTCCTCCCTCCGCATTTTTTCGATCTCTCACACTCTTACTGCAAACGCTCAGAATAACCATATTGAGATGTTTATTCTGTTCTTTGAGCTGAGAGTTCTGTTCCAACAGCAGCTCATTCATCTGTGTAATTTCTTTCTTCACTTCATTGTTGGACTTTGCATCTTTCCAACCAACAACAATGTAAAGCACCAATATCGCAATCCAAATGATTGCTAAAATAACATCTACCATTCTTTTATTCCTCCGGCATATAATAAACTCCGCAGCTATACGCTGTAACATCCGCCTGTCCGTTGCCACGAACCATAATAATGCTATGATCCATTGCTAGGTCCTTTACGGCATCCTCAGATATGTTACAATTCTTAGCCACTATCATATCAGGAGGAAAAGCGTTTCCGAGTAACTGTTCAAATACTTCTTTCCCTCTCTGTTCTGTGTCGTAAGCTGCAAGTGTGTAATCATCGGCAGTAATTCTTTTTCCGTTGAGTGCAATGCTTTTGATATTGCCGATGTTCACTACGTTGCTACGATCCTGGTCTACAATATACATCTCTAATCCTCCAACCACTTATTATCAAAATAGCAGAACCCGAACACAGCAGCTCCAATCAGAATTACCCATACAACCCAGAAAATTACCAACCCGGCAGTTCCGTTTGAAACCATATAGTCCACCGCTTCATCTATCGTATCTGCCTGAATGAACGGTGTTCCGTCCTCTATGGTATTATCTTTGAGATTGGCATAGATAACTCCGCTGTATTCCGTGTTGATAACATAGTACAAATACCTCACATGGGACGATTGCTTAATTGTGTCATACAGGTAAGACCCCGGCATCTGGATTTTCCCATACGGAAACTCCACACCAAGGAATGACACCGTTTGACTATGGCTTTCCCAACTATCGTAGTAATCCCACGAATAATATACCTCCGTGGTGTAATAAGTCTGCGTTTTCCCATTTACCGTCCGTGTATGTGCCACCTGTCTCGTATGTCGGTTGTAGTGTTGTTCCTCAACCTTTATGTAGGCAGTTGGTACTCCACCTATGCCCGGATCTGTAACAGGGTCTACTGCCACCAGATTTCCTTTCACAAACGCATTTCCCGCATCAGTTCGCATACCATACTGAAACAGTTCTGCATTTCCATCAATCTGCATGGCTTGATAGTATTCCTGATTCTGTTCGTCATTGTGTGAAGCTATCTTTTCACTAATGAAAAAACCACCCATAAGCATGATAAGGATAATGACGATGCTAAACATCAGTTCACGCACCGTCATATCCCAACCGTTGCCGGAGTAGATTATCTTACTCCCTTTCCTCATAGGCTTATTCTCCAAACAGATTGCTTACCGGCTGTCTGTCCTCTTCGCTGTATTCCAGGTAGTTGTAATTGATAACCTCATATCCCATAATTCCCAAGATCTGCTTATAAGGGAATTTACGCACATATTTCTTATATGCTCTTACCTCGTTATTGTAGGCAGTGCGGTACTGCAGGATCATATTCTCTGTGGTTGAAAGCTCATTCATCAGTTCCTTGTAATTCTCATTGGATTTTAATTCCGGGTATGCTTCGGCAACCGCAGCTATGGAAGTTGTCACATTCTCAATATCTGTGGTGCTGCCATTGTTTCCTCTTGCTTCCACGACATTAAGAAGAGTCTCTGCCTCATGCTTATCGTACTCCTTGACGCAATCTGCCAGATTGTAGATAAGATCCGTTCTGCGTTTCTCCTGTGCCTGAATATCAGAGTCAGCCGTAAAGACCTGTTCCTCCAACGAAACCGCTCTGTTGTTGGTACTTACAAAAATTCCTGCTATCAGTAATACAAATGCGGCTACGATGCCGACAATAATCCCTGTTCCTTTATTTTTCATTGTTGTTGCCCTCCATCTTTATCATAAATTTGTTTTCTGCCAATACGATTCCTCCGGGAGTTTCCGTGAATATTGGCTCTGTTCCGTTGTAAATCTGAAATTCCACATCATTCCGGCAGACGGCATCTCCGCCGTCCATCGGAATAGCTGCCAGAATTTCTTTTGTATCGGTCTTATAGACCACCACTGTTGTCATATTGCACCTCACATGAAGTAATCATAACCGACACCATACTTCGCCATGATAAGACTCTTTGCCATTTCCTCTAACTTCTGGTGTTCGGTTGCATCCAGATACACACCCTCATAGGTTCCGCCCTGATTTCCCATCCAATCATACTTGCAATGTAAAAGTTCATGCACAAGATCCTTTTCCATGCAATGTTTGAACAGCGTATTGTTCTCTTTGTAAGATTCATCGCTGAGTAACTGGATGTTTGCCTGACTGGATTCAAATACGAATGTGTTATATCCGGCGGCATCAATTACCTCTTCTCCGTCAGGATTCATAATTTTATCCTCAACGTGCGCCAGTATTAGCCACCCATCAAGGAATAACCTATGCTGCCACTCTCTCAGGCACTCTTCCAACTGCTCCTGATTTTCAAAAATATCAATCGGTTTTCCCATTACTCTGCCACCTCATAAGTCTTTTCAAAAATATCCGGTTTGCAAGGGTAAAATTCTCCGGCAACACCTTTAATGATGTAATCTCCAATGTTAGCCAAATGATTTCCCTCTAAAGTTTTGATTACCAATCCGCCTTTCACGGCGGCGTGGTCTATGCGGAAATGTTCTCCAAACGCCTCCATGTATTCGTCTTTCTTCTCGCCATTGGTAAGAAAGTCAAACATTTCCCTCTGGTTTTCTCCAGTCCATTGAATCGCCTCAATCACGACAGGCTTTTTTCTGTACCTCATGTGTTCTCCTTTACTTTCTTGGCAGATTTTACCTTGATTTTCTTCCTGCCGAACTGCTGATATACCAGAGCAGACGCATGAACACTGTCCGTACTGCATACGGTAACAGTTCTGCGGATTGGTTTTCTCTCAATGGTTTCAAACACTACTTTGTACCACCGTTGTTTCATTGGTTCTGCCCTCCTGTATTCTCCCATATATTCTTTCGCACTTTTCGGCGTGTTCACATCTGATTGTGGTTAATGCCCTTTGGGTACAATCCGCCAATACAGTAATATCAACCTTATCAACGTCAGCTTCAAAATCAGGGCAGAAAGCACAATAATCTTTCACTCTGAGTTCCATTCCATTATCCATGACAGCCCACCGCCTTTAACATACTGATTTTCTCTACCAGAACATCAACCGTTGCGTTGAGTTTGCTGTTCTTAATGCAAACTTCCTGATAATCCTCATATAATTTTCCACCATTCAGCATTTCAGTCTGTTCCTTGACTGTGGCATCCAGCTCTGCATTGAAACTTTCAAGCTGTTCAATCTGTTTCCTCAGATTGTCATTCTCTTTTTCTACTTTCGCATTTCTTTCTTCCAGAGATTTCTTGTTTGCTTTCAGTTTTTCAACCTCGCTCGTAAGTTCTCCGAGTTTCTTTATCATTTCCTGCTCAGACATGGTTCCCTTTTCCTCCGTCTCTTCTACTCCGAGAAGTACCTTAATCTGTTTCTTTGAAATGTGATACGCCATTGCAAGGGCAGCTATGGATTCCCCGGAAGAATACTTTTGCTCAATCTCTGTTTTCTTCACGGAAATATCCACACCATTCGTATTGAACATACGCTTGTAACCGCCCTCTTCCAGAATTTCTACTATCGTCTGCGTGTCGCACGCATTTAAGTCCGCAAGAATGGGTATCTGTCTCTTATGGTTCTTCGCCAAGCGGTAATCCATTAAGATTTGTCCCTTATCCATTCTTACCTCCCTGTTTTACCCCCCCCCCACGGAGAAAAAGTCCTCATGGATTGCCTTGATAACTTCCGCATCGTAGAGTGCATTGTGTTTTTGACCTTTCGGCAAATCAATTCCTCTGTCTGTAAGGAGCTGTTCTCTCGAAATGTCAAAAGCTGCCTTTTCTGAAATATCCAGGATCATTGAAATATCTTGGCAGAGATCATGGTAAAACGGATTGATGTACTCCGGCAGCAACATGGCTCCATCTGCAATCAGCTCGCATAATAAAACCATATCGTAATGGCACACATCAGAGACAAACTGAATATCATCTCCGAAACCATCAAGCCAATTAAGCAATTCTGTTCTCACATCGTCCCTGTTGCCGATCACTCTTGTCGTAAGCTCATCCTCTTCCAGTTCCTTTTCCAGCTCCGTGTTGCCACTCAGGAGCAGATGATCCAGAACATTCTTGGTAATCCAATCATCGCACTGTGTCTCATCATAATCGGTCAGTTCCGCATAAAACCTTTCGCCCTCATCAGAAACCAATCCGATACTTACGAGCGTTGTATTCTGATGCAGACCGGTAAACTCTGTGTCAAAAAATATCTTTCTCATTCAGTTCCCTCCGTTTCATCCGGGATCTCCGGCACAGCTTCAAAATTCACTCTCAGATACCGTTCAAACAATGAAGCGCAGACCATTGTGTAGCTGTATACTTCCTTGTCAAGAACCTCATCCTTGATAGAATCTGTAATCTGAGTCATCATAATTGCTGTCGGAGCCGTTGATTTCTCATTCTCAAAGGCTTTCAGCATAATGTTGCCATCATATCCCTTGGCAAATTCCCTCAGCGTCATTGGTTATTCCTCCGATTTCTGTGCCTTTTTAGCTTTCTTGGCAGCTTTCTTTGCCTCTTTTTCAGCCTGTGCCATCTCAGGAATGAACTCACGGAAGATGTTGTTGTAATTTCCGTTGTTGCCAGCCCATTTCTTCACGATAGCCATAGCCAGACCGGCTTCCTCAGAATAGGTATCAGCCTTTTTAGGCTTACGAATGGTTACTTCCTTGCCATCAACAACCTTTTTCTTGATTTCCACATTATCCATGCAGTTTACAACCGTCTTTGTGCCGTCAGACCAAAATACGATTGTTGCCGGATTCTGGAACAGGACTTTCTCGATACCGTATGCTCCAATGGGCTTGTCCTCAACCATTGCTTCTACACACAGTTTGTCCCAACGATACGGGCTACCGCATATATGATTGATCTTTCCGGCGTAAGTCGTGCCGTCCTCGCACTCGATAGTTACTTTCTTAAATTTCTTGTCTGCTAAACTTCTATCCATATTGTCCTCCTTAATACCTAACTGGTTAAAAATGTCTCCAAACAATGTTTCTCCCGGAATAGCGCATGATGCTATTACCTGGTCTCTTAACAATCCGATTGTGGCATTTTGACATTTCTGTGAAAAATCCTCTGTGATACTCGCAACCGGTATATCATCGAAATCTGGCCATGGTTCTCCGAGGTAGCGTGCTCTTTCGATGCTCACTCTCCGCAACTGTTCTGCCGATGATGCTGCCGTTATCTGTCTTGCATTTTCCCACCATCGGTTTTCGGTAAATGCCGAGTGTTGCATCACTCTGTCAAATGTTTGTAATGGCGGTACCAGCCGTTCTTTCGGTAATCCCTCAAACCCCTGCATGACATACGCTATCGGATCGGGTAAATGTGCCGCTTCTGGCGGTCTCCACGGTTTCTTTTCTTTCTCTTCCATTGGTGTCCTCCTTGTAATTTATTATCAAGGGCGGTATGCCCTTAATCTCATGTTGAAATTGTTCTCGATTTTCGCCACAACACAGTCCTTTTTCAGTATGCACTTGGCGCATTTTTCGAGATTTCTGTAAGGTTCTCTGCCGAAACACGGTTGAAACAGCTTGTTTATGGCAGATTTCTTCATTTTCACTTCAAAAGGTATTTCAAATCCCTCTTTCAGATGAGCAATATCCGGCATATCATACTCTTCATCCAGTGTAGGCTCAGATATTTCCTTAATTTCCGCAAGCGGTATGGGTTCTCCGAGCCATTCATCCATGATAAAGAGCTGTGGCTTGGTATCGTGCATGGTTCAATCCCCTCCATTTCTCATCCACCTATCAAAACTTTTCCTACATTTAGGGCACAAATCTACATTTGTTGCTCCGTCCAAGAATCCGTCCTTGGCATGGATGCCACATATATTCAACCACCTCTTATGAAACCTACTGCTGTTTTCCCCATCTATTTCTGTACCGCACCGGTCGCATACATATTGTTTTGTTACTCTTTGCATGGTTCCTCCTTGTAAAAATCATTTGATGATCTCATAATATTCTCCCTCACACTCTTTCGGAGCCATGGTTCCCCATCCGTCAGCCTTTCTCAGTTCATAATGGGTTCCTCTGTCGATTGCAAAAAGTTCTTCGCCCTTATCAATAGTCATTTTCATGTTCTTCTCAGCGTCATTCACGACAATATCCTGTAAGAAACGTGCTATCATGTCTTTTTCTCCTTTCCCACTCCGGCAAACGCCGGATTCTCATGCAGCTTTTCTGTAGACCATCCCATGTGATGATACAGTTTTTCCATAAATTCAAGGCACTCTGTCTTGTCATACGCCAATAGGAAACACAGTAATTGTTCTCTGTTATACATCACTGATGGTCCGACTCCCATTTTAATGTAATCATAATCTGGGTAACGTACCTGAAACTCATTCGGTGCTGCTGCCAGTATCTCAAATTTCACTGCCGATCCGTGCGGTTCCCTTATGCAATGCCTGAATGGTATCATGTTCTATCCCTCACTCTCTTTTCCCACCGTTCGTGTTTGCGTGCCATCTGTTCCTCATCTACGGTCAATGAAAGTTCTCCGGCACACTGTACGACATCCGTGTACTCTTCTCTGATATTTGCAATAGCATCTTTCTCTGTTACAGGTGTCGGATTCTCTTTTCGTATGATCCTTGCCATTTTGAGTGCTGCCTTTGCAAGTTCGGTACATTCCTCTGCAAGCTGTTCCAACATTGCAGCTTCGCCAATTTCTTCAATAATTTTCATTATCTCTCCCTCTTTGTGATAACTTTAAGTCTATCCAGTGGATATGTCTCCACTTTGCCATCTTCCAGAACGACAACCGCTTTTGTGCCAAGCAGGCTCGTGATTGTATCTATCCATGTTCCTTTTCTATTCTCACAGTGAGTACAATCTGGTATCTCATTGCACATATCAGCAATATCGTTACAGAATTTGCACTCTGCATAGCTTCTTGTGATTTCTACCGGTCTATCCATTTCGCACATCCTCCGATACGTCAAAATTCTCTAAATGCTCATATTCGACAGTTTCTTGTCTGATTTCAATTTGATTTTCGCTATGCGTTTCTGTTCCCTATCCATCTTTTTGATGCACTTATCCAACTGCCTTGCGTATGGACTGCTATTCGGGCCTGAGCACTCCATGATAAAAGCCTCTCTGTGTGGAGACTGATAAGGGCTTTTGTATCTGTATTTTTCGTATTCTCTTCTCTCTGCCACTATCAGAATCACAATTTTCAATACAAACCACGCTGTATTGAGCAAAACTAACCCTACGATAACCGCAACAACCGTCTTTACCATCTCTCTACCTCCGTCTTTTACACTAAAAATTTCTCAATTCTTATCTCTCCGCATTTCTTACACCCACATCTGCATACATCGTACTTAAAACCGCTGTAATCATGTGCCGTCCAGAGGACTTCCAACACTTCCCACTCATGCTTGCACGGAAGAAAACACGATACTAAAATCTTGTCGAATAGCCTTTTATACCACGGTTCTTTTTTGATTTGCATTTCAATTCCTCCTACACGGTTTTTACTCCGCCGGATAACGGACTGCATCTATGGCATCTCTCAGCTCCCCATCCCGGACAACCATTGCATACCATAAGTGACGGCATCATAGACGCATTTTCCACAAACGGAGATACCGGTTTATCTTCCCAGTACCAAGACCTCTTTTTATTTTCCGGGGAATTTTGGGAATTGCTGTTTTCATTGCTCATCTGGTTTTACCTCCTATGAGGCGTAAGCCTCCGCCGATTTTTAATTTTTGCCTGTTATTGTTTCTACGAGCAGACGTGACGGCATCCTCATTATTAGGTTATTACACATTTGATTCAGACGATGGTTTTCATCCGCAAGCGTATTTACCATGAGGTACAATCCCTCTTCTCCTGTAAGTTCTCCGTGCTCTATCATCTGCCATACTCGGAATACCGTTGCATTGTTTCTGATATGCGTTTCAGAGATCCCTACGGTGTATGCCTCTGTCATGCAGTCCGGTTGAACTTCCGCAGTGTGTCCTCTTTCCATTTGTCCCATGCGGTCTGTTTCTTCTCTCTGCATACTTCCGCCTCTCTCTGCTTATTCTGTGTTGCTGCTTCTTTGTTCTGTTCCATATTTCTCTCTTTCTATGCCGGTAGGCATCCGCCGATTTTGGATTTTGTGGTTTTGTAAAGTCCTCACTTTCCTTTTGTTATTCGGATGCCGTGTTTATACTTACATTGTAAATTGGGTGGTTTACGGTAATAGGGTTCTTTGCCATTTTACGATTGGGGTGGTTTTGGGCTTTTTAATTTTTGGGGAACTCAGAGGGGTGAGTTGCCCCTGATCCGCTCCGCTCTACACCCACGCCCCAGGGTATAAGCTGCCGGACCTGTCCCCGG